GTCTGAGTCATCTATGACTACTCCTAATTTTGAAGAATTCAACCTTGCTAGTTTAGCTAGATCATCAGTATTATAAAAAGATAAATGTTCTTTAATGCAGAAACGATCATAAAAGGGTTGACTTAAACTTCCGCCACTAGTTGTGGCCCCAACCACAGTAAATACTGGCAGATCAATAGTTTCTGGAACATCTTTATCTTCGTCATTCTTAACAGTAATATTAAGAACAAAATCTTCCATGATCGGATATAGAAATTCTTCCACAATCTTAGGCAATCTGTGGATTTCATCAATGAACAAAACTGATCTTGGCTCAATACCCATAATATACGGAAGTATATTTTTGATGCTGCGTATGTTTGCCGCATTGGTGGTATAAAGGTTCACCCCCAACTCGTTGGCTATGGCACTCGCTATGGTGGTCTTTCCAAGGCCAGGAGGGCCGTCTATTAAAACGTGAGGCATCACCGTGCCTGTGTTTTTACAACCCCTCACAGAGACTCGCAGACGCTCCTTAACATTATCCTGTCCAATGATTTCGTCAAAAGTTGATGGTCGAATACCTTTAGCCATTTTTTTCTCCAAAAGATTTTAAAACGTTTTTAATTAAAGATCCAACATCATTAGTCTTGCAAGAATTGTATGATTGTTTGATCAATTCCTTAGCCTCATCCAAATCAAATCCATAGCCAGATAGAACTTTAGCACATTGATTCAAAAGGTCAACAGGAATACTATCAATAATATCCTCTGTCTTCTTTCGTTTACTTATTGGCTTTTCGTAAATTATTTTAATGTTTTTTATCTGTTTTGGCTTGAAAACCAAACCACACTCACAGACTATCTTAAAATTCTTAACCTGAGTTTGCCTTATAAATAACCAATGTTCGTTATCACAATTCTCAGACGGACACTTATACTTGAATGAAGCATCAATCTCAATCGGTTTCTGGCTTTTCAGTTTTGTTTTTGTCATTGTCTTTTATCCAAAAAACGAAATCGTTACTGTCACTGTCAAACCCTGTTTCAATAACACCTTTATTAACCAAGTTGTTCAATAAATTACTAACCATTCTATCATTAAGAGATTCTACTATAGTCATAAATAATTCATCATTGACTACATATCTTATATCATTTGTTTTTTTATTTTTTTGTTTTTTAATTAAACTCATTAATATTATTCTTGATTCATCAAATGATAAAATATTATTTAATTCATCTTGATCTTCTTTGTTGATTTCTAATTTCAAATCATCTGTTGAATCTTTATTAGATCCAAAATTATTAAATACTAATGCTCTTGACGAATTAATGAAACCATCTAAATCTTTAATTATAAACCATTCATCATTATTCATAAATCTTCCTAATTAAGTATTTCAAATAATCCTTCATAGTATCTAGGCTGGCTAACAATATGCCTAGCATGACTTTGTAAATGTAATTCATATTCTTTCTGTAATTTGTTATAGATAAAGTATTTCATTTTCCATATTCCTTCGTTCCAATAGTTGTTCCCCAAGTACAGGGACTTTTTATCATCCGCTGTACTGGAGAACGAACTATTCACAGGTAACGCAATCGGAGAAAATCCATCTGGAAGAAGTGGAGTATTATAGTTAGATAGGTTGTTCAACACATCCTCTATAATATCCTTACTTATCCATTTATATTCTATCTTATTAATCAGACTATCCATATATTTTTTGACCCATTCAGTATCTATCTGAAAGTAGAATTTGTAAGGATCGTTGTTATTTTCTTTATCGTTCATAATTTAAAAAAGGAATTAGGGAATCGAACCCTAAGATATAGCACTAACTACTCCAGTCCCCAGACTATTCCTTTGCTTTCAATCAGTTATAACCATCCATATGATTATCTTCATCATCGTAATCCTCACTATAATTCACATCATCTTCATCATCGTCCTCGTCATTCCATCCCCAATCATAGTCATTATCATAATCTTCATCCTCATCCTCATAATCATCCTCACTGAATACAGACGAATAAAGAGGCTTGAGAAGTTCGCCTTGATACTCTCCGACAACTTCATATCGGCAAGTGCGAAGTTTCTCATAGTTGCAATCGCTAGGAACACTTACAACATCAGCAGGATTAATCTTAACGATAACAATCTTATCACCACTCTCAAGACTACCATATCCAGCCACATAATTCAATGCACCAGCATGAAGTCCATTAGAACAACCTCGACCGCGATCATCATCAACCTTTGATCGAGTCATTTCACAGACTTGACCAACGCTATTGTCGAAAATTCCACGATACTTATCCTTATAATCGCTTCTGACTGCCTTATAGGCAAGGAAATGACCATCCTCAGTAATTGGCAGATGCTCATGCTCAAGGAAATCATAGAGTTCCTTTTGACTCTGCATACTAGGATTTTCCATAAGATTATTCAGGAAATTAACTAGGGGCTGAAAAGGTAGACCCTTGCTCATAAACTCCAGAATTCTCTTGCTAACCGACCCATGAACAACCTCGCCCTCATAAGTAACCTGACCATTCTTGATCTCAACAAGACCGTCGCTAAAACTAGCAACTGCCTTCTCAATATCAATCATTTCAAGCAACTCGTCAGATGTTGCAGTAGGCAATGCCTCCAGAATCATCTTATAGTTAAGATGGTCGGGCAGAACTTGAAAACTCTTATTGTTCAGCACAACCGTCAGATTACCATCGACAAACATAAACGGAACAGACATGATATAAACTCCTATTGTTTTTAGTTACCTTGTGAATTACTTGATCAAACTACTTAACTGAATCTTAAACAATTCAACCTTGTCGCTATCCATACTCTCAACCCATATAGTATTATTTCTCTTACCATAATAATGGTCAGCAAATTGAGAGATAGGATTATTCTTGCTGTCCAAATCTCTAAGACTGCCGTTATTCTGGTTGCTTCCCATAATATACTTCAACATCGGGTTCTTGTCAACCTCGACTTTAAGAATTTTCTTCAAGTCTGCCGCTTTAGTCAACTTATACTTGATTGCTTTAGTCTCAGACTTAAACAATTTAGTATATCCATCAATATCGTCAGAATGGTCAAACATCTGATGTTGAATATTTATTAGAGTGTTATACTGCACATTTTTCTTCTTGAGTTCTTTACTATCAAGATTATCAATACCTCGATCCTTGAGTAAAGAGTTAATATGATCAAAATATTCAGTCTGAGAGAATCGTTTCAGATCAAAAGTTGCTCTGTGCATAGTATCAGCAAAGAATTCCATTACAAGAAAACTATCAATAACATTGGATAGTTCATTATTCTTGATATATTTCTTATATTCAAGACCAAAAATACTCAACATATGACAAGAGAACTGGCTAACCAATGTTCCATGATTGTAATAATAATTATCGTTATCACCATCCTTACTGATAAATTCTTTTTTGTAGAATTCAACAATAGAGTTGTATTCATTGGTATTATTAAAATAATCCTTGATCTTTGTTGATAGAATCTTCTTGAACCAAGTATTGAAATCAATCAGATTGTATCCTTCATCAGTCATTTTTGCTACAAAGTTGCTCTTGATAGCATAAATCTTCACATCTCCAAACAGTCCCTTGATATTCTCATTATCAAATAGCGATACAATCTTATTGATCTTAGGAAACTCTGGTGTGCTTTGATAACGAAGAATAGGAACATAAATGATAGAATCACTATCATTAAAGTCATCCAGTTCATCAGTTGTCATAGTTTTCAAACTTAGAGCATCGTTATATTCGACACTAAGTTTACCAGAATCTTTAGACTGACCATGAATAAAGAATACATCTTGATCGCTCACACTACCATTACTATTCCTGACTCCACTTTTACGAGGGCCAGAACTTTGAGTAAGATGCTTATAGTCAGAAACCTTGAGCAGATTCTCACTACCTACATCATTAATCAGATCATCAAAACCCTTATCGCTTTGAGTATGATCCTTTGTATCCATAATCATGTAAGCAAAGCAATCATTTTGATTACAATAACGTGTCACAATCTTCTTTGCAGTTTCTTCACCCTTAACATCACAAACGAAGAAAGCAATTTTCCCATTCTTCTTCTGACTATTCCAGTAAGAATATCCTTTACCCGTCAGAGTATCATGATGGATTTTATCTGTTAGAGAAATGAGGCGTCGTGAACGATACCCGCTGCTCTTGTAATTAAAAACGTACAGGTTCTTGCCAGCCTTGATTTTATATTCAAGGTCAGCACCACTATTAATATTG